GTTTCATAAGACAAGAAGTTATGCAAAACTAGGAGATTTTGTACAGCGACAAGGCGATTGGATCTTTGATGATGAGGCTTATTTGTGTCAAGCAGATGACGGAGAATGCACTGGTTAATTAAGGGATTGACAAATGCCACTAAAGAAGTACGCTAACGCGAGCCCACCAGGGCGAGATAGTAACTTACAAGTTACTACTACCAGTAACTACAGTAGTTACTGTAAAGAAACTAACAATAACTATATAACTAGTAATAACTACAAGATCTTACAGGAGACACTGACTCGGATGTCACCGGCGTACAAGATGGGTAAGAAACGTAGGCAAGAAGATCCGTTGTCCTGGCGAATACAGAAAGTTAGCAGTAAGATGAGGCCTATGATGTCTGTAGATAAATTTTTAGAAGTTTCTAAAAGTATCGCAATGGCTAGCCCAATGGAGCAAGTAGAGATTATACATCGATTAGAAATCTGGCTAGACAAGGTGCATGGGATCAAGTTATAACAAACTAGAAGTATGAGTTTCATCGCTTGTAAACTGCTCACATACTTCTCCTGATGGGCCTTAGTTCTCAACCCATCCGGTCAACTAGCTCTTGCTCGGACAGACACGGGAACTTCTTTACTGTACCAGCAAGGGCGTTTTTTTAAAAGGAAGACACATGGGCAAGAGCAGAACAATTAACACACAAGTAATGGAAAAGATTGTTGACCGATTAGCTCAAGGCGAAACACTTGTAGATATTACAAGCGATAACAACATGCCTACGTACAGAGCAGTAACAAGAGCAGTCGCTGGAGATGATGACATGTTTGAGTTGTACAGGCGTGGACGCATACTACAGGCAGAGTTCTACAGCGATAGAATAAACAAGCTAGCAATGGAGCCCTTACCAGAAGATGGTGATGTCAGGCATCTCAATGCAGAGGTCAATAGACGTAGACTAGAGATAGATACGCTGAAGTGGACAACAGCCAGGAACCAGCCGTTCGGTATACGTGACAAGAAAGAAGACCAACCACAATCACAGCAGTTTACCATTAGCTGGCAGGGTGGCGATGTGGCAGTCAACGCGCTGGAAGAGGATGAACAAGACGTTGTGGTTAAGCACTAGGTTATTATGAGCGATAGTATCCAAGAAATTGAACAACGATTAAAAGCAAAGTATCCTATCTTTGCAAACATCGAAGTAACAGACAAAAGAGAATCTGGTGTAGCTGGGCAAAGAAAGCTTGAGTTCTATCACCCAGAAGATAGTCCAACAGGTAAACCGCTGATAGAAGTGTTTGACCAATCAATGCAAGGTGTTGAACTAGAAAATGCAATACTCGGTGACATGCTGCACAACGCACCATATGTAAACGAAAACTTTGCAAAGCTAAGAAACAAACTTAAACAAACAAGAACTCCTGAGCAAATCTTAGTAGACAAACAAGCATACGAGATTGCAAAAACAAAGCATGGTGAACAACGTAGCTTTGATAAGTGGATGGAGTACTCAAGACTTGATGCGTTTGTCCGTGGCTATGCTGTTAACCAATGGAATGAAAATTACTACACAAATGAGCAAAAGCTTATGATTGATACAATGATGGATGAGCTTAAACCGGAAGGACCAGCAAGATCGATGATGAGTAAATGATGTTGTATTGTGTGTGTAAGAGACATCCTGAGCGTCCGATCTACGCGCGTGAAATTCATACATTCGTATATTTGAATATGTATAGTAAACCAAGCAGATCTGAGACAAGGCAACCACTACATCTTGTGGTTTGCAAAAACTGCATAGCTCGCAAAACAACTAAGTGATTGTAATGATTGCACAATATCCAAGAGTTAACATAATACTTATTATGCGAAATAGGATTTGCTATGCGTTTTAAGCATACCACCCCCCCCACCCCCCGACATTTTTGCCGCCGTTTCTATACACGTAATATACCTGCGGAGCAGGGAGTGTGACCCACTCTGACTTAACTCCTAACCAGCATGCTATGCTTGGACACCTTACAGAGCTACGTAGGGGCGTTGTGAGTAGCGACAGTGCGTCTGAGCAGTTAGAGTGTGCGGTATTGCTTTTGGACTTGTACGAGGCTATCTTGGAGAAGAACGGCATATTGATATACGAGGATCAGGATGAGGTATTGCAGCATTGACGCATATTGAGATACCGTATGAGCCCAGGCCGTTACAGATGTCTTTGCACAATGAGATGCAGTTAAAGCGGTGGGGTGTTGTTGTATGTCATCGTAGGTTTGGCAAGACTGTATGGGCTATTAATCATTTATTAAGGGATGCATTAGTTTCTGGTAAGACTACCCCCCGATATGCTTATATGGCCCCCACCTATCGCCAGGCGAAGAATGTAGCTTGGGATTATATAAAACATTTTGCTGGTGGCATACCGAATGTAAAGTTTCACGAGACTGAATTGCGGTGTGACTTACCTACTGGGGCTCGGATTAGTTTACTTGGTGCTGAGAACCCTGATAGTTTACGTGGTATATATTTAGATGGTTGTGTTATGGACGAGGTTGCTGACATGCCTGAGAATGTATTTCCGGAAGTGTTACGTCCTGCATTATCTGATCGTAAGGGGTTTTGTATCTTTGTTGGTACGCCTAAAGGTCATAATGCTTTCTATGATTATTATGAGCAAGCTTCTTCGAGTGAGGATTGGTTGAGCGCGGTGTATAAAGCTTCTGAGACTGGTTTATTGGATAACGAAGAGTTGGAAGCTGCCAGGGGTATGATGACCCATGATCAGTATCAACAGGAGTTTGAGTGTAGTTGGAATGCGAATGTGCCAGGTGCTATTTATGGCAAGGAGTTAGAAGAGGCCACAACAAGTGGCAGGGTATCTAATGTTCCTTATGATCCAGCGCACAAGGTAGACACCTGGTGGGATCTTGGGATTGGTGACTCGACATCGATTTGGTATACGCAGACTGTTGGCAGGGCTGTGCATGTTATAGATTATTATGAAAATAGAAATCAGGGGTTGCCGCATTATTGTCAGATCCTTAACTCTAAGAATTATTTATATGGTACGCATAATGCGCCGCACGATATAGAGGTGCGTGAATTGGGTAGTGGTAAGAGCCGAAGGGAAGTAGCCTGGGATCTAGGATTAAATTTTAGGGTGGTTCCCAAGCTTCCTATAGAGGATGGTATACATGCGGCGCAGATGTTGATACCTAGGTTGTGGTTTGATCGTGAGAAGTGCAAGCAGGGTTTAGAGTGTTTGCGCCAGTATCATAGGTCTTATAATGATAGGACAAGATCATTTAGGGCTAATCCGGTGCATGATTGGTCATCACATGCGGCTGATGCATTTCGGTATTTTGCTGTAGGTCTTAGGGAAAGTGGGCCAACAATGAGGGCTCCACAGATGCAAGCAATGTCAGATTATGATCCGTTCGCAGCTTAAATATAAGATTGCCAGGTATACTGACGCTGCTGAGGTAACAGAAGTTTGTGCAATGTTTCAGTCGGAAAGCTGGCAAAAATTTGCAACATTTGATTTTGATAGAATGCAACAATGGATAGAAGAAAGAATTGATACAGATGACAGTGATATATTTACTGCATGGGATAATGATTTATTAGTTGGATGTCTTGTAGGAATGGCCTATTACTACCCATATTCAAAAACACTAGTCGCAGGTGATTATATCTGGTATGTTATCCCTGAGTATCGAGGCGGCATGGTGGGGGTGCGGTTGATGAAGATGTTTGAAGAATGGGCGCGAGGTGTTGGTGCGGTAAATATTTGTACTGGGGCAACATCTGGCATAAATAGTGAAAGGGGCGCGTTACTATTGCAGCGCCTGGGTTATAGTCCGGTAGGACTTTCTATGCAGAAGGATTTAATATAATGGGTGGTTTTTGTAGTGGGCCAACGCCAAGTCAAAAGCAAGACATAGACACTGGAAAATTTTCTGGTTCTTCAGCGCCAAAAAATTCAGCGCTTGATGATATACAAATGGATTTAGGTATGAAACCTAAAAACCAAGCATACTTTCGTGATCTAGAAGATAGGGCTGCAAGATCTCAAGAAGCTATGAAAAATATTGGAAAAGATATATTTGGTAGACCTGCTTCTGATGATAGTTCGGCTCCAGCGCCTACGCCAACACCAGAAATACCGGCTGTAGCTGAAGCACCAGAAGTTCCGGAAGCGCCAGGAATGGTAACTGGTGAAGTGCAAGCGCCTGTAAAAGATGAAGAGGTTGGTATTGGTACTGCTGCTAGTGGAGAAGCAGAAGCTGCTCAAATTGAAGCAGAAGCAGGTGGAGAAGCTGAAAAGAAAGTTGCAGGTACAGCAAAAACAAGTAGGCGCAGTACAGTAAAAACAACTGCTCAAGGACTGTTAGCAGAAGCACCTACACGTAAAAAAAGATCTCTTATGGGTAAAATGATTGCATGATGTACGGCAAAAAGAATATTGCTGGTGAAATGGGGGCTCGGTCATCGCAGCCAGCAAAACGCCGCGCAGATATGACTGTTGATCCATTAGAAAGATTAAACCAAAAAATGGCTGGGCGCACACATGGCGGTTTAGCTATGGGTAAAGATAAAAAAAAGAAAAAGCCTTCTTTAATGAATAGTATTGGAATGATGTAATGGTACAAGTAAATCCGCTTATTGCACAGTTAGACCGTAGGTTTAAGACGTTACAGACGCAAAGATCTAATTGGGAAAAACATTGGCAAGAGCTTGCGGATTATATGTTACCGCGAAAAGCAGACATCACAAAGAAGAGAACCCAAGGGGATAAGCGAACTGAGTTAATTTATGACGGTACAGCCGTACACGCTGTAGAACTTCTTTCGTCCTCTTTGCATGGTATGCTCACTTCTCCTAGCTCCCCTTGGTTCTCGATGCGATACCGCGATCCAGCATTACAAAATGATGATATGGCTAATGAGTGGTTAGAGCTATGCATGGATCAAATGTATAAAGCTTTTAACAGATCAAATTTTCAACAAGAGATACATGAGTTATATTATGACCTAGTTGTTTTTGGTACGGCTGCTTTAATGGTTGAAGGTGACAAGGATGGCATTAGGTTTTCTGCGCGTCACATTGCAGAAATAACTGTAGCTGAAGACGCGAATGGCCTTGTTGATACAGTGTATAGAAAATTTAAAATGAGCGCTCGTGCAGCAGCACAAAGGTTTGGCGAAGATAAATTACCGCAGCAAATGTCTAAAGACATAAAAAATGATCCCCACAAAGAACATGAGATTGTGCATGTTGTTTTTCCAAGGGGTGAGTCAAGAACAAAACTAGCTAAAGGTAAACCTATTGCATCTGTTTATTATCACGCTGATTCAAAATCTATGTTGTCAGAAAGTGGTTT